GACATAAATTTAGAAAAAACTGACATCTTAAAAATTTTTGAGAATAATCTAACATTAATGTTGGATAATGGATTCACAGATAGTGAAATATATGCCAATTCTGGCATGTATATTCCAACAGCAGCAGAGCTGCAAAAACTGGAAGAATTTAACGAACTCTTCCAGGTTGATAAGGGTTATATTGTCAATGGTTTACTGTTAAATATTGGATAATAACAAAAATCTCCATATACAATATATGGAGATTTTTTTTGTATAATAATGGATGGGTTATATTGTCAATGGTTTACTGTTAAATATTGGATAATAACAAAAATCTCCATATACAATATATGGAGATTTTTTTTGTATAATAATGGATGGGGGATATTTATAGAAATGGGGAAAGATGGGTGGGAAATTTTGGGGGTGTGCGTGCCAAATTCCCACATTTGGGTAATATGTTTTTATAAGCAAAATTATCGTCAGAATAAACGGTAATGTCCTAAATTAGACCTGTTCTAAAACCTTGAAAAAAGTAAAAAAGATGTTAAAATAATAAAATGGATAATAAAAAACGAATTAAAGACTTAAAAGAAGAAAAATATCAAGAAATATTCGGGATCAGAAAGCCAACGTTTTTACAAATGCTAGAAATACTAGAGTGTAAATATAAGGAGTTACACAAACAAGGTGGAAGACCACCAAGGTTAAGTGTTTTGGATAAACTGGTGATTATGCTTGGATATTATCATGACTACAGAACCATGGAAAATATTGCTTTTGATTATGACGTGTCAAAAAGCAGAATTTCTGACGCCATAAAATGGGTGGAAGAAACTTTAATAAAAAGTGATAAATTCACATTACCATCTAAAAGAAAACTTTTGAGTAAGAATAGTGGTATTAATATTGTTATAATTGATGCAACTGAACGCCCAAAAAAAACAAAAAGAGAGCTACTCAGGAAAGAAAAAAAGACACACAATAAAAGATCAAATAATTATAAACGGCTTAACTGGGCAGATTATCTGTATCAACGAAGATAAAGGTTCTGTTCATGATTTTGAACTTTTTAAACATAGTGGAATTCATATAATAGAAGATATTATTGCTGTTTTAGATAAAGGTTATCAAGGAATTAAAAATATTCATTTAAAAAGTTTAATACCATTTAAAAAGCCACGTAAAGGCAAATTAACTGCAGAACAAAGATTATTTAACAGCAATCTATCAAAATTTAGAATTAAAATTGAACATGTTAACAGGAGAATTAAAAGATTTAAAATTCTTCAACACCGCTATCGTAATAAACAACGTAAACATCTCTTGCGGGCTTCTTTAATTTGTGGTATTTATAACTTTGAATTGAGGTTTTAGAACAGGTCTAATAAATTAAATTAAATGGTAGATCTCTGCCAAATAATCGAAAATTTATAATCAAACCAATAACAATACGATGGCTACATTTGGAGTTATTACAATTATATACTTGTTTCCCTGTTTTGTTATATCGGCTGTAAATCAAAATACTTTAGGACATTACCCACATTTGAGCAATCAATATCAACTTCTAAATCTATTCCATACTATTCTCCAATTTATTCATATACAAAATCACCAAAGTGTTTAGTGTATATTCGCTCAAATGTTACATAAGATAAACAACACATCTTCTATTTCTTTAATAAATAATTCTTATATTTATTATTTTTCTCTCATTTTTTATCAAATATATTATAAATTTACCTGCAAAAATTCCTAATAAAAAGCCACTATTTGTAATATTGTCATTTTTTATCCCCCCTCACACAATCTAAAATAATTTTATAACCCTAATATTTTTTATATCTACTATTATACTTATTAATTATAATTGTGGTATTTTCTTAATATAAGAATTTACTATATCATCAACTAATTCTTTATCTTTTATTTTGTATTCATCCATCTCTTGCCCCAATTTTTCATACTCTTCTCTAATCTCATCATCTTTAAGTTGTTCTTCCAAAAAATCTTTAAAATTTGTCATAATCAATCCTCAACTTTCATTCCACATCTTGGGCAATAACTAAAATCAAATTCTTTAGTTATTTTCTTGTCTAAACCATAACTTTTCACCCACTCTATTTCTCCATAATATTCGAGAGAAAAATCACACTCCCAACAACGAAACACACCAAAATTAGTAAAATCCCTTTTATATTCTTCATCATAATTCATACTCTACTCCTTTATTTATATTATAATATGTTTTTGAACAAAAGTCAATAAGCAATTTACCCCTTGTACCTAAATAATTTTTCTATAGCTTTAGTTTTACCACTTGCATTAAGACTTCTACTAACTTCTTGTTGCCAAACCACTTCAAAATCATCAGGGGCGATTAATTCACTAACTAAAACAATATTATCTTTACTCCACTCTCTTATTTTTGCCCAAAACTTTTCGTAATCAAAATTTTTACTAATATTATATTGGGTAGTATTTTTATAAGGTGGGTCACAATAAATAAGTGCATTTTTGGGTGCAAACAATAAATAGTCTTGGCTAATAAAATCTACATCTAATAGATTGGGAATTTGTTTTAATATATTGTTGCTAGACTCCTTATAATAATCTCTTAATCTTACCCCACTTTTGGTAGTCTCATAGCCGCTTTTTGCATAACCACCATCAAAAAATTTACCATTATAACTAGCCAAAAATCCAATTGCACCACAATACCAATCATCATAAACATTATTTTTATAATCTTTTTTTACTTTGTTATATAGTTCTCTACTAACTTCACTAGGTAATTCGCCATCATTTTTTAGATGGATAAAAAGAGCAATTAAAAATTTATTTAAATCATTTGCCACTTTTTTATCACATTTAATTTTATCTATTACATTACAACCACCACAAAACGGCTCTATATATTCTTTTATTCCATTTTTATTTATTTCACTTTGCAAAATTGGCACTATATATTTTGCTATTCTTGACTTTGAACCCATATATTTCATATTATTCTCCCTTATATTTAAATAATTTTTCTATTCTTTTACATACATTACCATCTTTATCTCTAATACTTGTGCTAGTAGGAATTTCCAAAACACACTCAAAATCATCTGGTGCTTGATATTCACTAATAAAAACTTTATTATCTTTACTCCATTTTCTCATAACATTCCAAAATTCCTCACTATCAAAATTTGGCGTTCCCGTATATTTTGTAGTATTTTGATAAGGCGGGTCACAATAAATAAGTGCCCCAATTGGATTTAAATCAAGATAGTTCTTCCATTCAAAAATAACATCATTCATAGTTGACATTTTTTTAAGAAGGGAATTTTTAGAAGTCAAACAATAATTTTTATTTTGGGCATTTCTTGCATAGCCACCAAACCACTTACCCGCAAAACTACACCCAAAGCCAACAAATCCCGTTAAAACTTTATCTTCATCTTTATTATTTTTTATATGTTTATATTGTTCTTCCGTTATTATGGTTGGCAATTCGTAACCATTTTGAACGCCTTTATACATTTCCATAAGGTATTCATTGAAATCATAAGCATATCGAACACCGCCCATTTTTGACACAATGTTTGCTCCACCAACAAATGGTTCTATAAAAACTTGCTCTTTGTCTCTTTGTTTTTCCAAATATGGAACAAGAACTTTTGCTATTTTTGATTTTCCGCCTAAATATTGCATATTATTCTCCTTTGCCCCGAGTGGGGGCACTTTATAGTTTTTATAAGTAGATTATTAATTAATCCACTCTATTACTGGTTTACCTGTAAAGCCTTTTTCCCAAACGAACCAAGCGTAAGCCATTGCACTACTTTTATAAGCATCAAAGTCTCCATTTTTTGCACAGTTAAGTCTAGCACTTGACACATAAACTACTTTAGGTGGATTTTTTTCAAAAAACTTACGTCTTTTTTGCCCTTCTAAGAAAGTTAATTTTAAAAAGAAAGCAACTTTATTGCCGACTGGAATTAACTCTAATGCTTTTTGCGTAAATTCTAAAGCATATTTATAAGGGGGGTTTGTAACAATATCACCATCAAAAGTTTTTGTACAAGTGAGAAAATCAATAATCTGTGTATCTTTATACCCTCTATCAATTATATCACTACCAAAAACGGTATAACCATATTCCTCTAATTTTTGTGCAAGATGTCCGCCACCAACAGCACACTCCCAAATATTATTGCTAAATTTTTCTACACCCATTAGTAAATCTACGGCTTTACTTTCTGTAGCATAATAGTCTTCTGCCTGCCTCTCACCTTTAGAATGATTTGTTGCCCCAATTACCGAAAAAGTTGAATGTAAACTACCCATAATCAGTCTCCTTTATTTTTTATTATAATATATTATAACACGTTTTTGAACAAAAGTCAAGCCCTTGACAAATCTCTAAAAATGTGGTATAATATATTATAATAAAAAATAAAGGTATATTAACAGTTACAAATAAGTTATAAAAAGTTATAAAAACGCTTGACAAATGAAACAAAATATGCTATAATATAATTAAAGGAAGTGATAAAAATGAAATATCATAGCATACATGAGTTTTCCAAATTAATTGACAAAGGAAGTGAAAGTTCTGATTAAATCAATTAAAGTAATGTTATTGCCAAGCAATAAACAACGCACAAAATTATTTCAATCTGCAGGAGTGGCACGTTGGGCATATAACTGGACTTTAGCAAGACAACAAGATAATTATAAAAATGGTGGCAAGTTTATCTCTAATGGTGAGCTGAGAAAAGAATTAACACAATTAAAAAAGACAAAAGAGTATGAATGGTTAAATGATTACAGTTGTAATATTCCTAAGCAATCAATTAAAGATGCTTGTTTAGCATATCAAAGATTTTTTAAAAAGCAATCTAAATTTCCTAAATTCAAAAGCAAAAGAAAAACTAGACCAAGTTTTTATATTGATACTTGTAAAATTGAATTTTCTGAAAATAAGGTAAAGCTAGAGAAAATAGCAAATAGCAAGAAAAAAAATAAGCAAAAATTAAACTGGATTAAACTTGCAGAAAATAACAGAATTCCTATTAATTGCAAGTATTATAATCCGAGGGTAACGTCTGACGGAGTTAATTTTTTTATTAGTGTGGGAATCGATTTTGAACCAAGCCAAGACCAACCTACAAATGATGGTATAGGCATTGACCTCGGAATTAAAGATTTAGTAATATGTTCCGATAAAAATACTTATAAGAATATTAATAAAACAAAACAAATTAAGAAGTTAAAAAAGAAAAAACGTAGATTGCAACGTAGAGTATCTAAAAAATATTTAAAAAATAAAAAAGGAGGTAGTTACTGTAAAACAAGCAATATTATAAAAAGTGAAAAACAACTTTTAAAGTTAAATCATCGTTTAACAAATATTCGACACAATTACCTAAATCAAGTAACTTCTGAAATAATAAACAGAAAACAAAAGTATATAGTTTTAGAAGATTTGAATGTAAGAGGTATGATGAAGAATAAGCATTTAGCTAGGGCAGTTCAAGAACAATGTTTCTATGAATTTTATAGACAAATTCAGTATAAATGTAGTTGGAATAATATTCAATTTATTACCGCTGATAGATATTTCCCATCAAGTAAATTATGTTCATGTTGTGGAAATATTAAAAAAGATTTGAAATTGTCTGATAGAGTTTATAGATGTTCTGAATGTGGAAATGAGATTGATAGAGATTATCAAGCATCATTAAATTTAGCTGAATATGGTAGAAAATTAATAGCATAGCTAAAACAAGTGTTATTAATATGTACCGTGCGTTAGACGGGAATTTACGGCTCTGGAGTGTTATACCAAATGTGAGTAGTGTTAGTGATAACATGAAAACAGACACGAAGAAAGAGCAATGAAACATTAAAGTTTTTATAAGCTATAATTTCAGGTTGTAGTTTATAACTTTTTATAAGTTTTCAGTAACGGAGAAAATATATGAAACTAGACTTTAATCTAACACAAAAAGAAAGAATAGAATTTGTTAGAAATTTTAAAAACCCAACTAATGAACAGAAAGAAATTTTGGCAAATTATATATTGTGGGCAGAACCACAAAAAAACTTTTATATTACAGAAGAAAAAATACTAAAAAAACAAAAGCAATACGGTGTAATATATTTAGAAGAACATAATATGGATATATTTAAAAAAATAACTTCTAAAGCAACAAGAATTCGTAATAAACCAATAGATTATGAAAAAGAGGCAACAAAACCTATAAAAGAATTGTTAAAAACAATTATACATTTGGAAAATAGTGAATTAGATAGGGATAAAAGAAAATTGTTAAGTGATTTATATAAAGAACAATATTATATATTAGACAATCAAAGAAATACTATAAATAGTAGATATGATGTGCAAGCAAAAAACTTTCATGATATTATTATATCTGAAGTAGATGATTTTGGGTTAGAGGTATATCCAAGTATGTACACACCTGCATTTAAAACCTTTGATATTCTTATAGGTGAAAAAACCGATAAAATGATAGACTTAACAAACATTGCACATTTAAGTGAATTGTATAAAAATTGGCATGAATATCCTATGTTGCATGAAACATTAGAATTTTTTGAAGGTCTATTGTATCTATCAAAAAAGAAACAATTGGTTTTAAAAACAAGGAAAACGGGAATGCCGCAAATTTCTGCTGCTAAATATATAGAAAGAGAATTAGGTTCTTCAATAAACCCAAACTACTTATCAACTATTCTATATAAACAAATACTTCCTGCATTTGCAGAAAAAGTTCAAGATTTTATTAATTCACAAGGTGATGAACTTTTCCAATGTGTTGAATGTGGCAAAAATTTGCCCGATAATTCTAAATTCTATCACTATTCAAATGGCAAAAGAAAAAGAAAAAAATGTAAAAAATGTTATTTAGGAGGTTAATATGAAGAAAAAATGTACTTATTGCAAAAAGGAAAAAACACTAGACGTTTTTATAGATACCGAAAATATATTTTTTGTAGACAAAAAATTTCCCATATGTTTAGAGTGTTTAAACGATTTCTTTACTCAAAAAGTACCAAGTGGTAAAGAGTGGGATACCTTTAATAAATTTTGTCAAACTATAGATATATATTTTGACCCACAACTTTACCAAGAACTTAGAGATATAGATGCTGAAAATGCACTTATATTATATATGAAGAAAGCCCCAAAAGCTGATACCGTTGATTGGAATACACTAAACAAAGCATATTTAAAATTAGTTACACTTGGCGAAATTCATCAAGTACATCCTGTATTAGAAGAGGGCGAATTATTAAGACTTAAAGACGCTTGGGGTGAAGAATATTTACAAGAAGAATGTTTAGAATTAGAAAAAATGCTAAAATCTTGGCGACAAACTCAAGCAATATCCAATCATAATCAATTGGAAGATACAAAAAGATTATGTAAGATTGCTTTACAAATGGATAAAAAGGTTCGAGCAGGTGAGGATATTGATAAAGTGCTAAAAACATATGTAGCTTTAAAAGATAGTTTGGGCTTTTCCAATAAATCAAAAGGAAACTCCGATAGTATTGAGACAGTTGGCGAAATGTTTAGTTATTTAGAAAAATCAGGTTGGTTAAATACCTATTATCAAGGCGAAGAAAATGATGAATTAGATAAAACGATATTAGAAATGCAAGCTTGGACAAAAAGGGTTGTAATTGATAATTCTGAAATTGGCGATCAACTCGAAGCAACATTAAAACAAGTTGTAACACTATTAAATAAATCGAATAAATATGAGGAATTACCATCTGATGAAGATATTGATGAGGCAATGGAACAAGAGGATAAAGAGCTGGTAAACTTCTTTAACGAAGGTGAAATAAGCGATGATTGATTATAAAAGAATATTGGCAAAAGACACTTCATTAACTTGTGCCAAAAAGAATGGTGTTGTTTTTGAAAAGGGTTACTCTATTGATAAAGAATGGTTAGAAAGAAATATAGAAAAGGTGCAGAAAGTATGTCGCACCTTTTCTGCTTATCCAGATATATTTTTAGATGTAATAAAGCCGTCCGACTCAGAATTTAACCTATATCCATACCAAAGAATGGTATTAAGAGGCTCTGTAAGATATAGATATGTTTACATAACAGCACCTCGTGCTTTTAGTAAATCGTTTTTAATGATATTGGGATTTTTAACCTTATGTATATTCTGTCCTGGCATTAAGCTTTCAATAATAGCACCTGGGAAGGAGCAAGCAACACAATTAACAAAAGATAAATTTAATGAAATATTCGGATTATTTCCACTACTAAAGAAAGAATTAGTAGGCGGAGATTTTTTTTCAGGTAAGGATTACATCAACGCCATACTAGAGAATGGCTCAACTTTAGAAGTGGTTGCCGCTCTCGACTCTACTCGTGGACGTAGAAAACATGGTGGAATTATAGATGAGGTTAGAGACCATGATGGTGACAAATTAAATAACATAATTTTGCCACTTTTTAATGTAAGTAGAAGAACACTACTTGGTAAATTAAATCCTTATGAAAAAAAGCAAAGAATTATATATATAACATCTGCAGGTGATAAATTTTCATTTGCATATGATAAAATGATAGAAACACTTATACAATCTATTATATCGCCACAAGATGCTTGGGTATTTGGATGTAGCTATAAAGTGCCACTTATGCACAACCTTTTAGATGAAAATTATCTAAACCAGATTAAAACATCAACTACTTACTCTGCTGAGTCTTTTGCCAAAGAATATTTAGGTAGATGGTTGGCAGGTGGAAGTGATAGCTGGTTTGACGGTGAACTATTAAGTAAAAGAAGAATAGTTAAAACGGCTGAACACTACTATCATCAATCACAAAATAAAAGGGCGTTTTATCTAATATCGGTTGACGTTGCAAAATATAGCTGTCAAACAGTAGCCTCAGTTTTTAAGGTATTACCGAAAGACGGCAAGTATTATAGTAAGTTAGTAAATATAAAAATATTGGGCTTAACTGAAGATAGAAAGCATTTTGAAAAACAAGCAATAGACTTAAAAAAGATGATAGCTGATTATAGAGTAAAAGAAATTGTTATAGATGGAAATGGTATAGGTGACGGACTTATAGATTTTATGATAATAGAAAATTCTGAAGATGGTGTTATTTATCCAGCATATGGCGTAAAAAATGACACAAAAGGACATTACAAAACAGCTAACAAATATGCAGGGGAAAAAATTATTTATAATATAAAAGGTAATGACGAACTAAATTCAAAAATTTATTCTAATGCTCTATCAAGAATACAAAGCGGACAAGTAGCTTTTTTAATTAGTGAGACTTTAGAAAAAGCTAGAATACAAAATTCTTCTTCATATAAAAAGATAGAGAAAAGAATAGAACATCTTTTACCTTATGAATTAACGACAAGACTATTTGCCGAAATGTTGAACCTAAAACTTTCGCCAAGAACAAGAGCAACCAATCTTATTGTGCTAGAACAAAAAAGTAAGTCAACATTGAAAGATAAATTTTCGTCAGCATCTTACGGATTGTGGCGAATAAAAGAACTAGAAGATGAATATTTGAACAATTTGAAAAAGAGCAGAAATTCTGCACGAAATCTTATATTTGTTGATTGATAAACGTACTTTATATATAAGGGGTGATAAAAACAATGAACACTAACTATGAAAAATTTAGCAAAGAGCTAAGTGGCTTTCTATCTGGAATGGAAAATGCTGTTATTTCAACATATGGAAATGAACGATATGCACCAGAAGAAACGTATGAATATACAAAAGAAGAAATTATTAGAATTATCAAAGAAGGCGATAGTTTAGAAAGAAGTAAATTATCACTCACTTTTTATAGAGTAAATGGATTGTATAGTGCATTAATACATCATTATTCAAACTTTTTACTTTATTTGTATGTTTTAAGTGTTAAGCCTAGTGCCAAAAAAATGCCTTTCAGTAAGTATGAAAAAGAGTATTATCAAGCATTAAATTATTTAGAAGATAGCAATATGTATAATCTATCTATGAAGATATTTAATGAAGTACTAGTAAAAGGTGGCTATTATGTATTGGCAACAAAAACAAACACATCCGTTGTATTACAAGACTTACCTTTTGAATATTGTCGTTGCCGTTTCTTAGATTTAAATGGTTATGATGTGGTAGAACTTAATTTAGAATACTTCAATTCGGTGAGAAACCAAATTGATAGAGAACTCTTATTAAATACATACCCTAAAGAGATAGTAAAAGAATATAATAAATATGTAAGAGGCAAAAGAGATAGATGGTTACCACTATCTACAAAATACGCTTTTTATTTAAATATATTTGAAGAAAAGCCTTTCTTTCTTAATACACTCTTATCTTTGATAGGTATTGAGAAAAAGAAAGAATATCAAGACCAATTTGATAAAAAACAATTAGGAACTCTAATAACATTAGAGCCTGAATTGTTAAAAGACGGTGATTTTGCTATTGAACCAAATGAAATGAAAGTATTACATAAAGGAGCAGTAGCCAATGTAGGAAAACCACTTGATGCAAAAATACTATCCACTTATGCAAAAGTAAATGTACACAAATTGGCAAATGATAATTCTGCAAAAATAACAAATGAAGATATTTTAGATAGTTTTTACGCCGATGCTGGAATATCTTATAAATTGTTTAATGCAGATACAGATAAGACAGCTGAGTTTATTTTACAGAAAGATTTAGCCTTTTGTGTTAAATTTGGCGAAAAAATTGCCAAATTCTTTGAAAGAATACTCTTGTTATTGTTAAATACTAAGAAAGTAGAATTTTCAGTAAATATTCTTCCTGTTGCACAGTTTAACAAAGAGGAAGAATTTAAAAAATCAAAAGAATTGTTGGCATTTGGCTATAGCTTTTTAATTCCACATATTTTGGCAGGTGGAAAGCAAAGCAATCTATTATCATTAAAACAATTAGAAAATGATGGTCTTGATTTAGACAGTGTGTTAAAACCACTAATGTCATCTTATACAACAAGTGGCAAAAATTTACCACAAGATAAAGAAAAAGTTAAAGAGGAGGAAAAGCCAGTTGAACAAGAAGAAAATCAATTATAATTTACCTATAGAATTTTCTAAAAATTTAGAAAAGGTAAGTTCTAATTTAAGCAAGTGCCGAGCAAGAATTTGTTATGGCGACAGAAATCGTAACTATACCTGTTTTGAGGATGTTTTGCCTCAAATGGAAAAAAGTTTAATATATACTCCAATTAAAGCAATTTGGTCAGATGAAAAAAGAGATTTTGAGGGTCATGGCTGGAACTCAACTCAAGGGCGAATTTATGGTATTGTGCCCGCAGACCAAACTATCACATATGAAGAAAATTCAGATGAGGATGGTACAATAAAAAAATATATGGCTTGTGATGTATACTTATACACAGGTTTATATACAGAGGCAGGCTATATAGCTGGCAAAGGCTTGTCTTTAGAACTTAATCCAAATACTGCAAAAGGTAAATGGATTGAGGATGAAAATGGTGATAGCTATTTTAAATTTAGCCAAGCAGAATTTCAAGCACTACAGGTTTTAGGTAATGAAGTAGAACCTTGCTTTGGCGGGGCGGCGTTCTATGAGTTCTTAATGACACAAAAAAAGGAGGATAATGATAAAATGGAAATTAAAAAGATTGCCGAAAATCTTTATGAATTAGTTGATGGCGAAGTAAAAACTTTGTTATATACTGTTACAAAAGAAGAGGCAGACAAATTGGGTGTGGCTACTGTAAGTTCAGTTTATGAACAAATGGACGAACTACAAGCAAAATATTCAACTTTAGAAACAGAAAAAGCTGAAGTAGCAGAAAAATATTCCACATTAGAAACTGAAAAAGTAGAAATAGAAACTAAATTTTCAGCACTTGAGGCAGAAAAAACTGCTCTTGATGAAAAATATTCAATTTTAGAGACAGAAAAAGTAGAGATTGAAAACAAATATTCTACTTTACAAGTAGAAAAGGTAGAAATTGAAACTAAATTTTCAGCACTAGAGGCAGAAAGATTAGAAAAAGAAACCTTGGAAAAAAAATCACTAATTGAAAAATACTCTAAAATTATAGGTGAAGAAAAAGCCGTAGAATTAGAGGATATAAAGTCAAAAGTGACTCAATATTCAGTACAAGAAATTGAGAAAGAGTTGGCTTTCTTATACACTAAGTCAAATGAGGGGGTATTGTTTGAAGGTCAAAGAATATACTCACATGGTGGTTCTCATAAATATGAAAACCCAGATAAAACATTAGAATTAATTAAAAAAATAGGGGGTAAACAATAATGGCATTAAAAAGACTAACAATAGAAGGCTATGGCGTAGCTGAATGGAACAAAATTGCAGCTCCATTTACAGCTAAGATGGAATCTCAACTTCCATTAGACCCAAACGTTTTCAAAGCAAATGACTCAGATACTTCAGGTATATTTTGTGAAGTAGGACAATTCCTAGCATTAGACAAAACAAACATGGTGGCAACTGTTCCAACAACTGCTACTGACACAGATTATCTTCCAATAGGATATAACTTCTCAAGTGAAGTATTATATGACGAAAGAAAAAGAGGTTTAAAGAATTTCAAACAAACTTGTGAAGATTTCTTACCTAACATAGGTATACCAGAAGTTTCAGATGTTATAACAATAAACGCTGTATTATATGACGACACAGAGTTCGTTGCTGAAGATGTATTTATTGAAGCTTTGGAGGGTGTAGCAACTACTCCACTATATGGTATATTAACAAACGCATCCAATGGTTTTCTAGTAATTACTGATACAGTTACTAATAATTTAGGTAGAATAGTTTACAAAGTTGTAGAAAAAACATCAATGCCAGATGGGTCTACTGGTATAAAATTGCAAGCCGTGAAGGCATAAGGAGGGGTATAATAATGAAATTAAAACAAGGAACAACTGAGTATCAAACACTAAAAGATTTAATGTTATACTCAGCTAAAAATGAAGTACCAACTAACTATACTGTAGAAGGTGTGGTATTAGAGGATGTAAATAAGACACTTGCCGCTGAAATAGCTAAATATACAAGTGACTACTATGATTTACAAGACAATAAAAATCTAATCTATCGTTTGATAGGTGAAACATTTGATATAGCAGTACCAAAAAGAGTATTACCTTATTTTGAAAATTTTGCTACAACTAAAGTAGTAAAAGCAAATGACAGAAAATACTTTAAAATAATCAAAGGAAAATTAAGAGCGAAACAATTCGTTACAGCAGTAGGTTTGTCAGGCAGATATGAAACATTCAGACTAGACGCTGACGAATTTGAAGTAAAGACAACTGCTATCGGTGGTGCTTGTAGAGTTAACTTCGAGAGATGGGCAAATGGTGATGAAAGTCTATCAGATTACACTGAAGTTTTAATGGATGGTATTATTGATAGAATGCACGGTGAAGTACAAAAAGCACTTCAAACTGCTATTAATGCTACAAATAGACCATCAGCTAATAAAATTTCAGCGACTGGGTTCTCAGCAGATAATATGTTGAAACTTTGTAATGTTGCAAAAAGCTATGGCGACTCAGCTGTAATTTATGCTACACCAGAATTTATCGCAGCAATGGGTCTTGATCAAGTTGTGACTAACATTTACTCACAAAAGCAAGTTGATGACTATGTAGCTACAGGAAAAATTAAATCATTTAGAGGTTTCCCAATTGTAGAAATACCTCAATCATTTATAGATGAAAATAATGCAGTTACTGTAGTAAATCCACAGTTTGCTTACATTTTCCCAATTGGCAAAACAAAGCCAGTTGCTTCAGTTATTGAAGGGAAAACAATTGTTAAAGAGTTCCAAGGACATGATAGTTCCACTGAGGTAGAAGCTTACTTACGTTTTGGCGTTTCTGTTCTAACAAACCATGACTGGTGTATATATCAAAATACTAGCATTACAGACACATCTAAATAATTAAAATAAAATATATGAGGGGGGTAACACCCCCTTGAGTTAAAAAAGGAGAATAAAAAATGGATAAAGTTTTTATAACCTCACAGGTAAGTGGGACAATTTTGTTAATAGACTCTGAGGCTAAGGTTAATAGAACCTTTAAAAAGAAAGGACAAAAACATTTTGTAACAGCAGACCAATGGGATATTATACAGTTTAATGAAGGGTTTAATTATATGTTAAATCAAGGAATGTTATATGTAGAAACACCTGAGGCAAAGAAAGATACTCCGATTGAGGAGTTTGAAAAAATTGACGAAAATCTTATAAAACATTGTTTTTTAGAAATAACACCTTCTGCTTTTGAGGCAAAGGTAAAAAATTTCGGACAGGAAATCTTAGAAGAATTCGTTCAATATGCTGTAACAAATAAAATAATGGACTATGAAAAAAGCTCTATATTAAAAAAATTATGTGGGCTAGATATTGGTTCAATTATTAGAAGTTTGGAGGAAGATAAATAATGAGACCTTTAGAAGACCTTTACAAGGCGTTTCTAAGGTTGATAGACACAGATGAGTGGGATGACCTCTCAACTGAAGATTTAGTAGAAGAAGCAATGTCCGATTGGTTTGATTTGTACCAATCGGCACTTCTTTTATTCAAGTTTCCAAACACTGGCTTAGAAACAGAAGACAACGAAAATTTTAAAAATAATGTTAGCGATGCCGAAATAAATGTGCTAGCAGAATATATGAAATACGAGTTTCTTGATAGACTATGTACATCTTGGGAAAACACAAAAACAATGTATCATGAGAAAGACTTCTCAAGTGCCAATCTCTTGAAAAGTTTAAATGAAACAGTAAAAAGGGCGGAGAGAAAAGCTATATCGAAAGAAAAGGCTTTTTATAGAAAGTTAGAAATTCACTCCGACTGCACTCAAAACTAATGAAAGAAAAATTATATTATTTACTTTGTTTACGTGAAGAAAAAAAAGATTGGATAGATTTTTTAGATAACCTTCTAAAAGATTTATATTATATAGAAAAAAACGGCAAACAAGTTAATAATTTTAAAAGAATTGCCTTTTTAAAATATCATAGCTACGGGCTATTTAGACAAGAAATCCTTAAACTTTTAGAAGAGGGGGATTTGTAATGCCTTTTTATGATAATTACCTTAAAAGAGCAAATAGAAATGGAATTACAATGCAAGAAAGAATTTTGACACAAAAAGAAAGAGAATTTGAAAAACTCACATTGCCAAAATCAATTTATTTATCTACTATAGAAAGTGTTGATGGTGAAGAAGAAAGTGAACCTTGTATTCTACAGCCACATAAATATAATCAAGAAAAAGAAATTAATAATTTGATGGTAAAAAAGAGTTTTCCATTAAGTGTTGGAACTGAATTAACAGTAGTACAAAAAATTGATGATAGAGAAAAAACTTCTCAATTATTAATAACATTTCATGAAAATAATCTAACATACGGATATTTAAAATATGAAGGAATTTTATTAGATGATGAGTTTACTATATTGGATGCCTATGATGAAGAAGTTAGCACTTTTTATTGCAAGATATTTAATGCTTCAAATAAATTCTTTGCCGACAATTTTAGAGATATAAACGGAGCTGCTTTAAAATCGGCAACAAAAAATAGAATAAATCTTGTGTGTAAAGATAATGAGTATTTAAAAAAAGATTTATATGTAGAATTTGGGCAAATGGCATGGAGAATAGAAGGTATAGATAGATTATCAATTCCAAATGTCGCTTATGTATCACTAGAAGAAACTCTTAAAGTTTTAAAGGAAGATGAAAATAATAAAGAATTAGTTATAGATGATAATACTAATTACTGGTTAAATGGCTTGGATGGTGATATAAAATGATAACAGACTTAGGTAATGTTGGAAAAGATACTCAAACAATAGTAAAAACATTAATTGATAATGATAATTTATGTAAGCTATTGAAAAACACAGAACGTAATCCATTGGAACAAGCTAACCCAGATAAGAGTTCAATATTACATAAAAATATTCTAATAGTACCGAATGTGAATTCTACTGAAAATACAGAAAGTAGAATAGTTGTTTTGGTTGCAAGTGGAGATATAGAAAGAGCAATAACCGATTTAACTTTAAAAATTTTTATATACACTCCTTATAAAGAGTGGTTAATAACTGGCGAACAATTAAGACCATTTGCTATTATGTCAGAAATAAATAAATCAATTAATGATTTAAAATTAAATACATTGGGGCAATTAAAATGTACAAACTTTAGTGTTTCTTCTTTAGGGGATGAGGTTGGATGCTATAGTTTAACCTACGAGTTCCATGAATATAGCTAATCACTCACTTGATGATTTAAAAAATTTGTTCTTTTTTGGCGAAAAAGTGGAAACACCATATTTTACTTTTTATCCCCCAACTATTAAAGATGTATTAGATAGTGGACAAAGTGAGTTCACAAAATATGTAATAACTTTAATAGGAAAAAAAGATAAAATAAGTTTTTCTCTTTTGTTAGAGATGACACAGAGAAATGATACTCTATATGCAGAAGTAACAAAGAGTCTGGAGTTCTTTTTAAAAGAAAAACCTTTTTATTTGCCTGATGTTGGATTAATTGTATTGGGAAACCCTAAAGATAATAGGGTAATAAATGAAAATTTATTTTCTGTATTGCAAGAATATATAAATATTTATTTGCATTTGCCGCCAAAAGCAGAAATTCCAAAAGACGAGAAACCACATGAGAAAAAAATGCGTGAAGCAAGAGAGAAGGTTGAAGAAGCGAAAAGAAAAAAAGCTCAGAAAGATGATGACTCACTAGGTTATTCATTATTGGACATGATATCAAGCGTGTCTTTAGAAATGGGTATCCAGCCAAAAGCTTTGTATGAATGCTCTTATTATTTTTTAACTGAACAATTTGAAAGAATAAGAAGAAAATTCAATAGTGAACTTTCATATCAACAACTGCTAGTAGGGGCTGACCCTAAAAAATTAGACTTAACAAATTGGTTCTATAGTAGAGCCAAAAAATAAGGAGGAAAATAATGAATATATTTGAAAAACATGGTATTAAAGAAGTATGTGACGTATTGTTTGAAAAGATTGACAAAGTAGAAGAGAAATACGACTCACAGCGTACTATCTTTCTTTCAACAGTATTAAAGGGTGCTATTAAGAAAATAAAAGTTTATCCAATGACAGCAGGTGTTGGTTCTTCTGAAGAGGATGGTTTTTATGCTTTAGCAATTTCTAACGTAGATATTGCAACTGCCGCAGCAAGTGGTACTTTCGCAACAAACATTGAAAACATGATTTTAGCAGATTTTGCTATTAGACAAAACTTATTTACAAAAACAGGTGAAAGATACTCATTTAAAACAAACCCAACTGACGTATTGTTTGGAGATTTTGACTTTGATGATGGTTACGCTTCAGTTCCTTATGGCTCTGAAAAAGTTTGTATTATAAAAATAGATGGTTCTGTTTCATATGATCCCGATGAAGTAATGGCATTAATAAACCAAAATTTATCAAGCGTACCTTACTTAGCAAAAGGTTATGATATAACATATCAATCACCAACTGAACTTGTAAATACAGCATTTGATGGTAATTATGACCCTACAAAATGGAAAGAAAGTGGTGACACAAGTTTTACCGAAGCAAGCACATTATTTGATGGAGTTGATGCAGTTCTAAAAGCTGCTGTACAATTAACAGCATTAACAGATGTGGGTGTGGTAGATGGACAAGATAACTTAACACCAAAAGTTGACGCTAAAATTTATGTAATGCGTAATTTAAATAGTTCTGCTTTACTAACCGATACAGCGGGCGAATTTGGTATCACAATAGGCGGTACAAAGTATGTATATACAGATGATGCATTAAAAGGTATAGAATATATCGCTTTAGTAATCGTTGGAACAAAAGCTGGTATTTTTGAAGTACCTTACTACAGTACAACATCAGTAAATACAATCGGTTGGCTAGTCTCCAGTGCAGGTTTCTTAACTGATGCTGAATGTGCTGATTTAGCCGACAACCACATAATTCATACTGGTTACTTAAATGTTTCTAACTTGGGAACAATAACAGTATCATATGAAATGACAGCATTAAAAATTAAAAAGACTATGAAAATAGTAAACAGATATACTCCAGTTCTATTCTTGGATACTCTAAAGGTTTCTACACTAGAACAAACAGCTGAAAGTGTTTCTGCTACAGGTGGTTTAGGTAACTCTTCACTAATTACTTGGGACTTTGGTAAAGAAATTACTCTTGACTTACAAGATGCCCTATATTCACCAGCATCAATGGCTCTACAAATGGGTTCTGATGAAAATGGAGATTTGACAAACGCTGTTAAAGAATTAAAATCAGTAGACAGAATGGAAAAAATTAAAGCCACAAAAGCTTTCATTATACCAGCAGGTAATAGTTTGGGCAAACCAACAGAGGCTGAGAAAGATGCTACTGCAACAGTTTACTTTAATCCTAATACAATGAAACCATTTGATGATGGTACACCAATTGCAGAAGGCGAAGTATTCTTAAAATGGACACGTTCAGTAGCAGTTGACGGAACATCACTTGGCGGAAAAATCGAAATATCACAGGATGCATTCCCTGGCACTTACAAAATAACAATGACTACATACACAAGGTCTCAAGAAACTCAAAAAGACAAGAGAATGTCTATTGTTATTCCACAAGCTAAAATGCTAACAGAACAAACAATAACACTAGAGGCAGAAGGTGACCCTACTGTATTCTCAATGCCAGTAAAAGTTTTAAAACCAGAAGATGGCAAATCAGTAATTATAGAAACTTATGACATAGAAGAAGTTGGTCTAGCAGGTGAAGGCGGAACAGTAGTAGTAAACTCACTACCAACAATAACACCAGATAGTGCAAAAATGTATAAAACTGTATAGGAGGAGTAATCCATGTTCGGAATAAAAGAGGTCAATGACATCTTGATTTCCGCTATTACAGTAGACAATAATGGGAACGTTTCATACGTTCCCTATTTGTTTATAGAAACAGCGAAGGCAAGTGAAAGTGTTGTTAGTAGCAATACCGTAATTGCACAAGGTGGAAAGAAACAAAAAAATTTAATAGCATGGAGTGGTGAAAGTAAAACCACTTTAAACTTTCAGGACGCATTAATTAGTAATAAGTCAATAGAATTTTTAATAAAAGGTACAACTAATTTAAAAAACTCAATTAAAACATTGAGAAAAAAAGTTGCTTATGGTAAGACTACTGTAAGTGAATTAATAAAAAAAGATAATAACTTATCAGGAAGTTATTTTGAAAAATATTACGACCCTTTCTCACAAGAGGATAGACAAAGACAAATTTTATTTTCTACAACAAACTCAACAATAGAAGAAAAGCCAACTTATTTTGATAAAGAGTTGGTTTTTAGAAAAATGAAAGAAAGACAATATGATAGCAAATTTGATGGCATTCATGTTGGAAAAATGTTTAATCATGAACTACAAGGAAATACAATCGTGTTTTATTGTAATACCTTAGAAAAAAATGTAGAAAATAGTATAAAAATTGACGCAATATTTTATAAAGATGAATTAAGTGATTTAATTTTTATGAAATATGATATAGAAGAAAATAGATATGTTGTACAAAAAACATATTCAAGAGATACGGATTTTTATAGTTTCTTTAATATAAAAATCACACAATTCTCTAACTTAAACGAATTAATATATGAAATATTAACAAAATATCAAAATGTAGATATTAATAATTTTTTCTGTGTATTAAATAAAGAAACTCTTTTGCCTTTAAATGATAATGATATAATTTATGAGGGCGAAAAATATCTTATATTTGGCGTATTTGAAGAGAATATACAAGAAATAGAAGAGATAGATAATAACCTCTTTTACTCAGTAAAATGTATTGGCGTAAAAAGAGATAAATCAACAGGAAAAGATACTTTTTATGAAATTGAATATCCCAAAGTTTTCTTTGAAAAGAAAATTTCTTTATCGCCAACTTCTGATGGAGAACCTATTGTTATGGATTTTTCGGCTTTAGTTCTAGCAGAACCTTCTAAAAGCGAATATAAAATAAGCTTGCAGGAGGGATAAAATGAAAAACTTTGAAAAATATGGATTAAATGAGATGGCGGACATTCTTATAGAAAGAATAGAATTTGATGATTATGGCAATAAAATATATTTGCCGTTCTTATTTTTGGACACTCTTAAAATGTATTCCCATTCAATGACTGCCGAAAATGTAAAAATAAATGGTGGAAATAATCATTCTAACATGATTAGTTATTCATTTAATAGAAATGTAAATGTAAAAGTACAAGATGCTTTAGTTTCCAATAATTCTTACGCACTATTGCAAGGTTCAAAGTTTACGGAAACTTTCAATTCAATTTTAGAATATGTAAAAAAATATCTAAATGTTCAAGATGATAGTTGTTTATTAACAGAAAAATTATATAGAAAGATTAGCTTTCCTTATACAAAATTTTCTGAAAATGATAAAATGGCAATACAAATTTTTTCTGAGTATCAAATGGAAAAATTATTATTACAAGCAGATTATTTAGATTGTATTCAAAAAATAATTGACAATGTAAATTTAAGTTTTAAAAATGATGAAGGTGATATAGATTATATCGGTATGGCGGAATTATTTCCTCAAGATTTATTAAAAATTGAAAGTGCAAAAAAGCTAAAAAAGATTGAGGTTATAAACAAGTGTATTGCCAAAAAAATATTTGCTATAGATACGGAAATAAACAAAAAACACTATTTACTAAAAAACAATCCAGATTACTTAGAAAAAAATATAGTAACTTATTTAAACCCAGATACTATGCAACCATATAATCATAATGTAAAAAGTTGGAAAGATAAGCAAGGATATTTTAAAACTTTCTATAAGGGTGAAGAATATTTTAAATTTGAAAGAAAAATTGCTGATGAATTTACTGATTATGGTGGACAAATTACAATTGATGCTAAACTATCAAGTGGAGAATATAGGTTAACTGGTGTTACAAAAAAAAGAAATCTAAACGGAAAAGATGAATTTTATCAAATATGCTTTCCAAAAGTCTCTTTAAATTTCGGGCAAAACTTTGAAATAAATGAAAATTCTCCAGTAGTGTTTGATTTTGATTTTGATGTTTTAGAAAGTGAAGATGGAAATTATATGACAATAAATACTTTTAATGGAAATATAAATGAAAATGGCTCTTTTGAGGTTGTGGAAAACAGAGATTTCTTTTATAATGAAAACAAACAAGGTGAAGTTTTTACGTCAAAAAGAGTTGGTTTAAATATTTATGTTTCATTAAATGAACCCAAAGATAAACAAATAGCCGAAGGAAGTGTTTGGATAAAAAGAAATGCAACTCATGATATGATATATATATTAGATAGAATAGATACAGACGAGGATTATGATAATACAATTGTTGTTTTTACAAGAGATGGACTAGAAGAAGTTAATCTTTATAGTGGAATAGGTTTTACAACTCTATTATCAATTAGACAAATTCAGTATATAAATGGTGACTTGGTTCAAATCCTTCCATATTGGATATATAGGGGCGGTCAGTGGTTTAGCAATTCTAATACTCTAACACAAGG